AGAAAAACAGCAGTACAGCTGAAAAGATAAAAGAAACAGAGAAAGAGAGAAGGGAGGAAAAGAGAAAGAAAAGATCAGATTAGCTGATTCAGCTAAAATAACCTCATCGGTTGAGAAAAGAAGACGTCTTTAATATTAGATTCGGGCAGCAACTTATTCGTCTTCGTCAGTGTCTTCGACACCTGCGACTGCACCACCGATCTGAGGGAGCTCTTGCCCCATCGCACCGTATCCAGGGCCGCGGCCCTTGAAAATAATTCGGAAGATGAGTTGCCCGGAGAAGATGGGTTGCCCGTTGCCAGCGGTATTGAAACTGCGCATTTGGAAACGCGGGTGTCCGAAGCGCATGCTGTGCGCGTTGAGGTCGATTTCGACTCCCGTCGGGAAACCGACTCGTTCGCAGATCGGTATGTTCGTAACGGAGTTGGCGACAAGCGTTTTGACAGCGACGATGAGCCCGAACTGGAGTGGGCTGGTGGCAACACGCGTGCGGTGAGCATTGATGTGGAACTTCGAATAGTGTCCACCGCGGAATGAAACGCCGGTGAGATAGATGTCGTCGACGGCGACATACGCGTGGAACGGGTACAACGCTTGGATGAGCGGATGGGTCGTGAAGTCGATTTGGAAATTGACGCCGGCTTCGTTGTTGTTGATGACGACAGGAAGGCTTGCCGGATACTCATTGTCGCGGGTGTTTGCGTTGACAGGCGCTCCGATAATCGGCTGATATGATAGGACAGACGGCGGGCCGCTGACTCCGTCACCGGTAACAGCTGATGCAGCTGATGCGATATTTGCGTTTCCGTCGTTTTGAGCCATGATGATAAAGTTGCTTCGTTAAGGTCATACGTAGGCGGCATGTAGCGGACATGCGTAGGCGAAATCAACAACCCGCGTAACAAAGGGTCATGCATCAAATTTCGATCGACAATAGTGCACGCAATGCCATGAAGCCTGAAAAATGCAGCAATGTTGTTCACGTCCATTGCACGCAACTCTTTCAAATGGGCGGCAGGTAACCACGGAAGCAAACGGCGAGCAATAATGTAAGCACAATCGGAACGTGGATTCAACGGCTGCGGACGACGTTGCGGTGATACCAATGAGGAGTAAAAGAAGACCGGGTCGTACAACGATACGAACGTGCGCAAAATGACATCAATCTGTTCAGCGTCGAAAGAAGGGTAAAAACGCGACACTGCGATCTGAAGATATTCGTAACCGGCAGCAGTAGGCTTTCGAGCACGGGACACGAAAGAATCAAAGAGCTCCGTAGCGCTAACCAGTGGATCATATATCCTAGCGAAATGCTTGAATACCGCACGGACCGGGTCCACGAGAAATCGGTCCCCGAAAAAGAATCGACCGGCATGATAAGGCGCTTGATCACGTTCGATCTTGACAACCACACGACCAATAGAGGCAAGACGTGCAAGAGGGTATTCGACATCACACTTGGCGTTGGTGATCATGTCGTCGCCTTTCTGCAAGACGAAAGCGTTTTCGACATCCGCATAACTAGCGGCAATGACCGTTAACATATGGATGATGTTGCGTATCAAAGTGAACGGATCGCCACTAGCCAGATTGTACGACATGACGCCTTCGTAGGAACCAGCAGCTGACCGCACCTGCATCTCTTCACAGCTTTTGAGATAGAGCGCCATTACCTCGTCATCAACGCCGCAGAGACTGGCGACGTAGCTAAAGACCAGCAGCAATACCGGGTCGTGGGCTTGATCTTGACGACTGATATCAAATTGAACATTGAATTCAGCAAAGGCGTCAGTAGCCCCGTCACGGTAAAGTACAGCTGCTAATTCTTCATCCGAGTAACCAAAATCTGCGTAAACACCAGGGCGTAATAAATCCGGAAGATTGGCATAAATTTTCTTGGCCGCATCAGCAAAATAGACAGAGTAGCTCGCTGAGTTCGTTGTGACACCCTGCCCATATGGTAATGTGGCGGCAAAACCAGGCGTACCAGCCTTGCATTTGGATTGCGTCTTCGCGAAGCACCTACGCTCAAACGTGGAAGCATTTTCGCCCAACGCCGGACCGTCAAGCAGGGAGAGAAATGATTGCGAGCGAGTTCTAAACCATTGGGCAATAGAATCGGAACCCTCGAAGATGTAAACATCAGCTGATTCAGCTAAATAGACATCTTTGAACCTATTGAACAGGCGTTCCGCATCACCGAAGCAGTTTTTGTATGGCCGCCAACGCTGCCTGTTTGAAAATTGCCGCTCATGCACATTGCGTATGTCAGTCCAAGCGCAAGATGATAGTTGGATGTCACACAATTTATGACTTTCTGCAAATTTTCCACGCATCACAGCGTTCTTGACGAGCAATCCGGGCTCACCGATGCGCTTTAGTCCTTCGGCTTCGCCTAAATTAAAATCGAGCAAGTCAGCTGAATCAGCTGGCAAATCGAAATTTGTGATTGAGTAAACGAAACCTTGCAGCTCGTCATCGGTAGGCGCATTGACGATCACTGGCGGTTCGAAAGCGGAGAATTCAAGCGAAGAATTCGTCGCAGACAAAATCTCCCCAGACACGAATGCATCATCTATACCGACTGATGCGGAGTTGAGGATAGGACCATGCCGCTCTTCTTGCGCTTCGACGAAAACTGGCAGTCGATCTAAAGCACCGGCGATGCGTGGACGATCAACCCCGCTAATGCCATTTGGGATAGCGACTAACTCATGCACCCCGACCAACTCATGGAGAATTTGCGGTAAACAGTCAATGAACATGGCGTGCGAATGTCGACTAAAAGCGACCGTCTTGACACCAACATTTGCATTTAACCAGGCGACCACACGCGGTTGGTAATCCATATGCAGCCGGCAATTGACAGCACGGCGTCCTTGTGCCTGTGAAATGCTCAAACTAGCAGTCCCGTCGATCAATCGATCAGTTGTGCGCGGGCGCATGACGAGGTCGAAATTCCGCCCATTATTGCCCGGCAAGCTGGTGAAAAGCGAACGCTGAATATTAGAGCGCGTCTGTATCAGCCGCGCACGATTCGGGTGTAGGTGTCGTACGATCGTGGTAGCATCTTGCGGCATGGTGTTAGAAACACCGCAGAACAGCAAACGTTCGGCCAAAATCGGGTTATCAGGCTGTATGCTCTGCGCACGTCCGCCATTAGTCTGCATCGAGTCGCCAACGAGTATGACACGTGCATTCTGCCGGCGTGCGTAGCTAAGCCAGGCGATGAGATGGTTGAGTGAAAATTTCAAAACCTCGTCGACGATAAGCAGGTCGAAGCGATTACGCGGTTTCTGGAAGAAGGTATTGACGCTGGCATTGACCCCGGCAGCAGTAATTTGACGACGCCAATCATCGCGCAAAGCCCTTGTAGGTGTGATGACTAGGCAGTCGATCCGATCCTCGGCAGCGAGCAACCGCACGACAGTGCTTTTCGCAGCGCCAGGAGAACCGTCAAGATAAACCGACGGGCAAGTTACGACCGCACCAAGTGGTATGTGATTGGCAAAGTCGACGGCAAGATGCCACATCGCTAACTGTTCTTCAGCCAACGGTTGCGGGCCATAAAGTGATCGCGCCAACGCACCATTAACGACGACATCATAATAGCGCATAGGACGATCGATCGCAATTCGCCGTAATAGCTGCACAAGACCGCGATCCGGGGCACTGATATTGAATGGCTCCACGATGCCGTCAAGCGATTCTTCCGTTGGATAAGTACGGTAAAATTGACGTGCGCAACGGGAACGCCTATCAGGCATCGGATAAATCTCGCCAGCAGGTTCGAAAGGCGCATCACAGAAAACGTCAGCATCGATCGGTAAATGGATAGCATGCGGTTCGGCACCGGGGGCTCGTGGCATGACGTTACGATCAGCGGGCAAAAAGACGTGGGCGTTACCGTCGTCATCATCTTCAAGCGGGACGACTTCATCCATAACGATGAAATTGGCAGGTATGCGTTCAATAATAGAGTCAATAGAGCCGGCTTCAGTCAGTTGGTCGTCAAAGTCATCCGGTGGTAGGCCGGGCACGGCGGGCCGATGCTGCGCCGGTATGCGCTGCGGCGGAATAACATTAGCCAATAATCGTTCGCCTGCGACGACATGCAAAGGGTCTTCAACAACAGCCTGCGGTACGTCACCGTCGATCGCATTGTAGACTCCGCGTAAAAACAAAAGCTCGTCATCAATCAATGCCTCGGCAGCTGGTTCAGCTACTACTGCATTGACGTTGTCTGGTTGATAGACGAGATTGCTAACGAAATCAGCGGGCACGCGACCGACGACACCAGAGAAGCGCCGATCATGGAACAGAGCGCGCGGTGCCCATTCGGGTGGCTCATCATCATCTCGGTCGAAGGGGTTGATGAACGGCTCCAGGTCGCCATAGTCGAAAAGGCCACCATCATAACCGACACGAGGCGCGTTAAACCCAAAATCGTCGTCATCCAAATCCGGCATCAACGGCACATAGCAGTTGGCGGCTTGCGGTAATAATCCTGGTGGTTCACATTTGACAGAATATACGGCATTGTAACCGGTGCCGCACATTAACATGATCGTATTGCGAGATCCGTATTGAACAGCCAGCTCATCGCGATCAATATTTTTTCCAAACCACCAGTCAAGGATTGGCGAACCCCGCGTGCCGCGCCGATTTCGATGTAATTGGAACGTTAGTAGATCATACCAATACTGCTTTGAACGCGATAAATAACTGCCGTTACGATTGTAGAAACGGTCAACTTCTCCCGCTAGCGCGCTGCCGGCGATCTTGAAATCGCGTGAATTGATGACAGTGGCGAGAATTGCGTGACCGACAACAGAAAAGAACTCGGCGTTGCTCAAATCCAGACGGTTCTCTATGACGTCTTTGCCTATAGTGATCTTGGCGCATTGACCGCGCAATTTATTGGCAACCGGTACGAACGAAAGCTTCTCGTCGGTCAAAGTAGCTGCAAAAGATACAAGAGCGTTGAAACGCCGGGCCGGTAGTGAGAAATAACGTGAACCTTCATCGACGGCGAAATCCGGCCTGAGCAGCGGTAAAACGACGAACTGATCTTGCCCAACCAACCAACTTGACGGGTGTGTCTCGTGCGCCCCCTCTATGACACGCAGTTCGAGCAGGTGTAATGTGCCGAAAGAGCGCAAAGATTCGAGTTGTACGTGGTGGTTAGGCAACAATGGTAGTGGTGCACACCATGACAGCATGGCGGTGGCATCGTCATTATAGCCACAAGACCCACCCTCAATATGCGTCGTTGATATAATGTCGCCACGTCGGATAAAATGCAAACCGCAGTCCTGATCAACATAGTTGTCAACACGTTCATCCAATAGCACGGCAGGCAGATGCTGCAAAATGTAAGCACGACGTATCCCTTTAGCGGCGCAGACCCGAATAACGTCGCCGACGTGCACTGAATGGCAACTAAACGGGGCGACTAGGATGTTAGCACCGATATGCGAGCAATCTTGTATCTTAGCCCGACATGAAATACTATCCGCGACCAGCCGCCTCGCAGGTGTAGACAACTCGGTGTGTCGATATTTATCACGACCAGTGAGGAATGGGGCGGCATTATGAGCGAGATGTGGCATAACATTCGCCTGCGTGACACTAAGTCCAACCCCAAGCACGATATCTGATTCAGATATCCGCGAGCACATTGTAGTGAAGAACATATCGCGAGCTGCGGCGAGAATCGGGTGGGAGTGACTGCCGGACACTGGCCGCATGAGGAATTCATTGCAAACAGCCTGCAGGTCAAGAAAACGCTGAGAGATTGGTGCAGGGACGTCAATTGGGACCATCGCATCGAAACCCTGCAGAATCGCATTTTGCTCCTGAAACAACCGCGTACTAAAGGGTGTCTCATGCGGGTCGAAACCTGCGGCATCCTTGTGCGCAGCGGCTATCATTGGTGGCACGGCTGTTAGACGCGAGCGATGCGGCCGCAATTCATAGTTGATGATCTGCAACGCGCCGATGTGAGGTCTCTTAGTGGCTTTGAGGGCAGGCGGTAACACATGAACATCATCGTAAATCCGGCTGTTGCTATGCCGACCTGCTTTCTGACATAACACAGCAGCAATACGCAGCATGAATGACACAAGTGACGGCGCGAACAAGCCGCCATTAGCGATGAAATCAGCCGCGACAGCGCAAACGGTTGTGCCGGCGTCAATGAAAGGACGAAGCAGCAACAACAACGCATCAGAGATCGGTATGTGCAATAGAGAATCCGGTAAACCGACTATCAAACCAGGGTCAACTGGCAAGGGTAATGCGGGCAAAGCGGCGTCGGGTGGGAGGGGTACATGCGGCAATGGAATCTCTGGCGGCAAGTTAGGAGTAATCACCGGCGCACCCAAGTCAGGCGGGACAGGAGGGACAAAGCTGTCGAAGAGTCCGTTATAATAATCGGCCATGAAACGAACAACCGAGTCTAAAGCATCCCAGGCAGCACATTCAGCACCAGGCACAACGACCTCGGCGACGGCATGATCTTGGTAAATCTCACGATCATCGGAACCGATTACGCATGTGAGAACTTCACGCGTGAAACCGCCTTTGATCAGTTCAGCTTTCACCTCATCAAGTGTGAGTATACCAGGATAAGCGTCTTTTATCTGCTTGATTTTGGACTCAGTTCGCCCGACAATACTGTTACACCAAAAGGTGAAACCAAAATGCCAGTCACCGTCCTCCTGTTTTTCGAGCATGATAAAAGGCAGCCAAGACAACCCTTCTTCACGCATCACGGGTAAGAGCTGTTCAACGGATACGTGATCAGGGTCTTCAAATTCAACCTCAGTGATCATAGGCCAACCAAGTCTCTCCCAACAGCGGCCACCACCGCGCACACAGATCGGCTCCAATTGCACTACACGTCGCCTATGCACAGGCAGGCGATTAACAACGACGGGCGGCGCCACAACGGCCGGAGCGAGTGCAGCTGCTTCAGCTGCATCAGGCTCGCCAATCAGCGGTAGAGGGTAGATATGTGTGCCAATCGCGCAAAGATGCCGGAAAGTAGCGCCGGAGATGCGCGCAGATATATGAGGGTCGCAACAATAACGCCTATGGCAGCGTGGGCAGCTCGATGTGTCATAATCCTCCTTCGGCCGTTTAGGTAGAACCTGCGACACCCGCGGCAAGGGCCGTGACGAAATGTCGGGTGCGCTAGTGCTACGTTTTAATCGACAACGAGAGGGAAAAACCACCTTCTTGCAAAGTTCACGCGCAGATTTGATAGCAGGTCCAGACCGTAACAACACCTCAGGCAGAGGCGCGAAGCGATTAAAGAACTCAATTGTCGCTTCTTTGATTACCTTCTTAACGAGCCGGCGGTGATTGCTAGGTCGGCTGGTGGGCGGATTAATCAGCACAACGAGCGGTGCGACATAAGGCAACGACAACACCGCATTTTGCTCGGTCTGCCGCTCTTGCCCAGTGACAATTACAGGGTCAGCTGATTCAGCTGCCTGTGAGGTCAAATTGTCATCAGCATCCGCGACCACTCGACCAGGGAACGCAATAACAGACGGGCAAAATGGCATGAGGTGGTATTCATTCCAACCAGTGATGACCGGTGGCGCTGGGTAGATGACGGTGTCATAAGTAGCTGGTTCAGCTACAAATGTGGGCCGCAGTCGCTGCTGGACACCGACGACAGGAGCAGCTGACTCAGCTGTCTGCGGAGGGTTGGCAGTAATGGGCGGGAAACAAAATTTTGCAGCGTCACGGTACACATGATCCTCGTAATAGTAGATGTTGCGCTTGCGTCGCTTGACGTCGTCGTAATGCTCACTGAGCTCAAAGAATCTGCCATCCGGCACGACCTTACCCTCAAGCAGCTGTTTTAACCCGACAAGGTACTCAGCGACGACATGTGGAGGGACATGCTTACGGAATTTCGCATAACGCGCCGGTAATTCACCATCGCAAACAATGACGTCTTCCGGTGAATATAAGCAAGGTTCTGATAAAGAAACGAAAACGTGAGCATTAGCGGATAAATCGGTGCGACCGCCACGACCGCAAACTTGCGCAATTTCCGACGGGCGGGCAGGAACAGGCTCTTCGATCGCCCCTAAATAGCCACGTAAAGACTGGGTGCCGCCAGAAATTTTCATGTTGACGTTGTTATTCGGTCGGAAACGCATGCCAGAATCGTAGATCGTCGAACAATGCAATGTAACACTTTCTTGGAGGACGTCAGTCGATATGATGATGATATTGTCGCCCTTGGAAAGCGCCTCAAGTTGTTGCAAATTGACGTCAATCCTGCGGTCTTCAATCAAACGATACTTGACATTTCGCGAGTAGACAACGAACGTCGCGGATTGGAAAGCAGCCTTCATAATATCAAGCTCACGATAAACAGCGCGCATTGTCGGCATGATCATTAAGACCGAGACGCGCGGAAGCGTTTTGACGTGATCAATGAAACGCCTGTCATTGCTGTAGTCGGAGAAGTGTATTGTGGACGGTTTGGGAGTGCGGAGGTCGATTCGGGCGCCAAGGTTAGCCGGAGTGGCCGACATGCAGACGAGATTAGCCGGTTTGACCAGTGACATCGCCACAGCTGATTCAGCTGTGACATTGTGACATTCATCCAAGAAAACAAGAGTATCGTCGTCAAGGGCTAGTTCGCTCTTCTTCATTCGGACGAAGGCACCGGTCGTGTAAGCGCGCAAAGGTAATCCGTCTTTGCGGCGAAAATCGAAATTTTTCCCCCCGGCACGACCAGAAATCCTCCCGACACCTTGAGGTGGATGGTCGCGGTACCAAGTGAGAGTGGAAATCGTCGAATTAACCCTTTCTGTGAGCAGTATGATCTTCCGTTTGCCTAATTTCTCAGCGATAATACCTGGGGCGAACTTGCTTTTACCCATACCGCAGGCGGCGGTAAACAACCAACAACGCTCGGTGAGCACGATGTGCTTCGCGATGTAATGATCGAGATCATGCGGGTTACCATCGTGACTATAGATGACTTCATCGCGTTCGAGGTCAACGACCGCCTCACCAAGAAGAAGATCATTCCACTGTTGACAGGCGCCGCGCAGACGGCTAGCCTTCATGTCGGCGTAAGCTGATTCAGCTTGCGCTTCAATGAAGCAGCAGATGCAACCGCGTGCGTCACGCGCAGTCGTAACGAAATCGTAGAGGTCGGCGAGTGATGTCATGCGTGGTCTGTGCTCGATGCACATCATTTTACGCAAACGTTTGTACTCAAACATACCGTCTATACTACGGAGCGTCTCAACAGGGACACTACGGTCCGTGATGAGGGTAGAAAGGTACTCCAACCATTCTTCAGTGATAACGAATCTGAACACGATGTCAGATTCGTAGGGAATGGGTACCCCCGTAGCGATAACGGGGGGATCATCGGAACTCATGGTGCCGCGCGATGCGGCAGGTTGGTGATGG